CAGCACAAACAGCAAACAGTGGTGCAACAACTTTATTTGATGCAACGTTCTATGTATTAACTACAGCAAGAAACGTTTACAAATGTTTAGATAATAATGGTAATGCAGCTTCAACTACAGAACCAACAGGTACATCTACATCTATTTTAACAACTGCTGATGGTTATAAGTGGAAATATATGTATTCTTTATCAGCAACACAACAAGCAAATTTTTTATCAACAGATTTTATGGCCGTTGCTACAGATGCTACAATATCTTCAGCTGCCGTTGATGGCGCAATCAGCACAGTAAAAATTAAATCTGGAGGTACAGGTGGTACAAACGGAACATTTACAGGCATTTCAATAAGAGGCGATGGCACAGGCGGAACAATTTCTGCTGTAGTATCAGGAGGTGTTGTAACAGCAGTAACAGTTACAAATGCTGGTTCAGGTTATACAATTGCTTATATAAGAAATGCAGATATAGTTTCTGCTGGTGCAACAAGTTTAACAGGATCAGAAATAGATGTAATTATTCCACCAAAAGGTGGCCACGGTTTTAATGCCGTATCAGAATTAGGTGGATTCTTTGTAATGTTAAATGTAAGTTTAGAAGGAACAGAAGCCGCAAACACAGGTGACTTTACAGCAGAAAACGATTTTAGAAGAATTGTTTTAATCAGAAATCCATTTTCAGGTGGTTCTTTAGCTTCTGCTTCAACATTAAGAGGAACAAAAGCAGTGAGATTTGCTGCTTCTCCTACACCAGGAACTTTTGCAGTTGATGAAGAAATTAATCAATCAACAACAGGTGCTGTAGGTAAAGTTGTTGAATGGGACGCTACAAATAGAATATTACATTACATACAAACAAGATTTAATGACGAAGGAATTAGTTCTTTAGGTAATAGAACAGCATTCTCAGGAGTAAATATTATTACAGGCCAAACTTCAGGTGCTACAGGCACACCAAGTGCAACAGCAAGTGAAACTGCTGACCAAATTACATTTACAAATGGTTATAAAGATACAGAATTAGATAGACATAAAGGTGACGTTTTATATATTGAAAACAGAGCACCAATAACGAGAGCTTCAGATCAAACTGAAAATATTAAATTAGTAATTGAGTTTTAGGGAGATTTATGCCAAGTCCAACAGACTTTAACCTCTCACCTTACTTTGATGACTACGCTGAGTCAAAGAAATTCCATAGAGTTCTTTTTAGACCAGCATTCGCAGTACAGGCTAGAGAGTTAACACAATCACAGTCAATTCTTCAAAATCAAATTGAAAGAATATCAGACCATCTTTTTGAAAAAGGTGCAATGGTTCTTCCAGGAGAAATTGCTTTTGATTTAGATTACTATGCTGTAAAACTTACATCTAAAACATTTGCTACAGTTGCTGAATATATTGGTAAAGAATTAACAGGTGTTACATCAGGTGTTAGAGGTATTTGTGTCAACGCTGTTGTAACAGACGGTACAGATCCAGATACTTTATATGTAAAATATACTAAAACAGGAACAAACAATACATCTTTTTCTTTTACTAATGGTGAAACAATACAAGCCAGAACAGTAGGTGTTGCAACAGTTTTAGCAACTGCTGTTGTAAATTCAACAGCAACTGGTTCTGCTGCTAGTATAGCTGCAGGAGTTTATTACATAAATGGTTTTCACGTTTCAGTATTAGAACAAACATTAATACTTGACAAATATACAAATACACCAAGTTATAGAATAGGTTTAACAGTTGTTGAATCTTTTGTTACTTCTAACGAAGATGTTACCTTAGTTGATAATGCTCAAGGTTCATCAAACGTAAATGCACCAGGTGCTCACAGATTCAAAATAGATTTAACGTTATCTAAAAAAACAATCACATCAACAGATGATGCCGACTTTGTAGAATTATTAAGATTATCAAATGGTATTAGACAAAACCAAGTTCGTTCAACAGAATATGCTGTATTAGAAGATACACTAGCAAGAAGAACGTTTGATGAATCTGGAGATTACACGGTAAAAGAATTTGATTTAGATATAAGAGAACATTTAATATCAGGAAATAATAGAGGTATTTACACATCAGGTAATGGTGGTGTTGAAACAAAATTAGCTGCAGGTTTATCTCCTGGAAAAGCATATGTAAAAGGTTATGAAATTGAAACTATAGGAACAACTTTTGTTGATATAGATAAAGCTAGAGATTTTGGTACAGAAAATAATTTTAATACAAGATTTGATGTAGAAAATTTTGTAAACGTTACAAACGTATTCGGTTCACCTGATATTGGATTTGTTTCTGGTGATGTTGAAGCATTTAAAAATGTTAATCTATTTGATACATTTACAGTCACAAGAGGTACACAACAATCAACAATAGATGTTACCATACCACAAATTGGTCGTGCTAAGTCAAGAGGCTTTGAATTAAACAACGGAACGGCCAGTGCAAACACATTTTCTAGTTCAGCCTTAACAAGTGCAGTTTATAAACATTTTTTATTTGATGTAGAAATGTTTACACATTTAAACGTAAAAACAGCGCCTGCTTTTTCTAACGGAGAAAAAGTAACAGGTGGCACATCAGGAGCTTTTGGTTTTGTTCAATCTATATCTAATACAAAATCGGCAGCAGTTTCAAGTATTACAGTTGCAAGTCCTGGAGTTGTAACATTAAACTCACACTCATTTAAAGAAGGAATGCAAATCACTTTAACAGGTGGTTCTTTTGTTATTGATTCTGTTGCATATACACCAGGCACAGTATTTACAGTTAAAAATCCTACAACAAATACTTTTCAATTATTTGATGCTGCTGGAACAACTCCAGTAAACGTAACTTCTTTCAGTTCAGCGCCTACGGCCGCACACGGTGTTACAGTTTTAAATAATATAACAGGTACATTTATAGAAGGAGAAACAATTACAGGTACTTCTTCAGCTGCAACGGCAGTTATACAAAATGAAAGATACGGATTTAAAGGTGTTCAAACTTTTGATTTCACACAAGTTAAACAAGTTGGTATGGCAGGTTCGCCTACTTATACGGCAGACGTTGCTATAGATACAACATATGGAGAAAGATATCCTATATTTGGTTCTATATCAGTTGCAAACAGTGGAACAACAGTAACAGGATTTGGTACTTTATTTTTAACTGAATTAAAAATTGGCGATTCAATTTCATTTACTGATGATGCCGGTGATACAATTACTAGAATAGTAGAATCTATTTCCTCAAATACAAGTTTACAATTATTGACAGCAGTTGGTGGTTCTGATGTTTCTACTAAAACAGTTGCATTTAGAAATCGTGGTAAATTACAAGGTTCAAATAAAAATATTTCAATATTTAAATTACCTAATAAAAGAATTAAAACATTAAAAACTACAGCTAATGGTAGTGTTACAGATACAAACTTTAACGTAAGACGACACTTTACAGGTACATTATCAGCAAATGGTGACGTGACAATTACAGCCGGCACAAATGAAACATTTCCTGCTCTAACAGAAAAAGATTTTTCAGTTTCTATTATGACATTAGGTGCAGGTCCTTCAGGCGCCGTAGGAAACGTATTAAGTTTATCAGGAAATAATCACGAAGGATTTTCTACATTCGTAAGAGGTGGTTCACCAACAGGAAAAACATTAACTTTAGATTTTGGTGCTAATTATGCAGGACATAAAGTTAAAATTTTAGCAACAGTTCAAAGAGGTGTTGCAAGTTCAAAAACAAAAACATTAAACATCAATCAAACAGTTGCTATTTCTTCTCAAGCAGTAATACAACAAGGCGTAATAGGATTAGCAAAAGCAGACGTATTTAAAATTAATTCTGTTTTTATGGCCGCAAACTTTAGTACGCCAGCTACAACTAGTGATACAAATGTTACATCAAGATTTGAATTAGACACAGGTCAAAGAGATAATTTTTATGATATAGGTAGAATTAAATTAAAAACAGGTGCAATTGCACCAACCGGAAGATTATTAATTAATTTTGATTTCTTTTCACACGGTTCAGGAGATTATTTTGATGTTGATTCATATTCTGGTGTAATAGACTATGAAGATATACCAACATATAATTCTGATACAACAGGTATAAAATTTGATTTAAGAGATTGTTTAGATTTTAGACCTAGAGTAGATGATGCATCTACAGTTATAAGTTCAATACAAGATAGACAATATAGTGGTACGGGAAATTCAACAGTTGATATTGTGCAATTCAATTCAGATGTTACTACAGATTTAGAGTTTTATTTACCTAGAATTGATAAAATATTTTTAGATAAAGATGGCAATTTTAAAGTAATTAAAGGTGCTAGTAATATAACTCCACAAATTCCAAAAGGGCTTGAAAATGCTATGCACTTATATACCGTATTTTTAGGAGCTTACACTTTAGATACAAACGATATAGTTATTGATAAACAAGATAATAAACGATATACTATGAGAGATATTGGCCGTTTAGAAAAAAGAATTGAAAACGTAGAATACTACACACAATTATCTTTATTAGAAACACAAGCGCAATCTTTACAAATACAAGATGCTGAAGGATTTGATAGATTTAAAAACGGATTTATTGTAGATAATTTTACAGGACACGGAATAGGAGATGTAGGAAATTTAGATTATAAAGTTTCTATGGATATGGCAGGTGGATTTGTGAGACCAATGCACAATTCTCAATCTGTACAATTAATTGAAGCAGATGATGATGGTACAACAATATTAGCAGCTGATAGAACAGCCGCCAATTATCAAAAAACAGGAGATTTAATTACATTACCCTACACTGAAACTACAATAATAAATCAACCTTATGCAAGTAAATATGTAAATGTAAATCCTTTTAACGTATTCACTTGGGCAGGTTCAGTTACACTAGACCCTCCAGGTGACGAATGGAAAGAAACAAATAGAGTTCCTGATTTATTAGTTAATCAAACAGGAGCCTTTGATACGTTGGTTACTACTTTAGGAAATCCTAATTTAGATCAAGTAGAAATAGGAACTGTGTGGAATGAATGGCAAGATTTTTGGCAAGGTAAACCTGAAACAGGAACAACAATAACAAATCAAAGAGAAATTTTTGGTAGAGTACCTAGACCTGTGTTAGCTGATGTCACAACAACAACTACGCAAGACATAGGACAATCAAGAACAGGAATTAGATCCGTTTTAGTTCCTCAAGTTGTAAGAACAGCATTAGGTGATAAAGTATTAAATATAGCATTTATACCTTTTATAAGAAGTAGAACAATTAATTTTACCGCTACAAGAATGAAACCTAATACTAGAGTTTATGCTTATTTTGATAACGTAGATATTACATCATACATCACACCTACAGGTGGTTCTTTGGGAGGAAATATGGTAACAAATGCAAACGGTGCCGTATCAGGTACTTTTGCTATTCCTGATCCTAATAATGATAACAACCCTAGATGGAGAACAGGTCAACGTGTTTTTAGATTAACAAGTTCAGTTACAAATTCATCAACAGATGTTGAAACTTCTGCTGAAGCAGATTATATAGCTAGAGGATCTTTAGAAACAGTACAAAATACTATTGTATCAACAAGAGAACCATTATTAGTAAGACAAGATGTAAATGATACCAGAAGCATAACAAGAACATCAACAAGAACAACTGAAGAAATTGTAGGTTGGGTTGATCCTATTGCACAAACATTTTTAATTGATGATACTGCTGGTGTTTTCGTAACATCTATAGAGTGTTTTTTCCAATCTAAAGACGAAAATATTCCTATTACAATGCAAATAAGAGAAGTTGTAAATGGTTATCCTTCACGTACAATTGTACCGTTTGGTGAAGTTGTATTAAATCCAAGTTCAGTAAGCATAAGTGATGATGCTACAACAGCTACAAAATTTACATTTCCTTCTCCTGTTTATTTACAAGAAAAAACAGAATACAGTTTTTGTTTATTAAGTAATTGTAATAGTTATAATGCCTTTGTTGCAAGATTAGGAGATACACAAATAGGTTCAAACAGAACAATATCTGAAAACCCTTATGCCGGTGTTTTCTTTAAATCACAAAACGGTTCAACTTGGACGGCCGACCAAGAAGAAGATATAAAATTTAAAATTAATCGTGCAGAATTTGAAAATGTTACAGGCACAGTTACACTTGTTAATGACAGTTTACCAACAAAAACTTTACAGAACAATCCTTTAAGAACAACAAATACTTCAGGAGTAATAAGAGTATTCCATAAAAATCACGGAATGCACGGTGTAAACAATAACGTTACAATTGCTGGAGTGGCAGCAGGTACTTACAATGGTATAACATCAGCACAAATTAACGGCACATACACAAGTATTTCAAATATAACTTTAGATAGTTATGATATTACAACAGCTGGTACGGCCACTGCTACGGGAGATATTGGTGGCACAACTGTAACAGCAACTGAAAATAGATTATTTGATGTTGCTTGTTTAAATTTAAGTGTAATGACGGTACCAGGCACTTCTATGAATTATAATATAAGAACAACAACTGGTAAATCAATACACGGTTCTGAATCTGAATTTTCTTTATTAACAGCATCAAATGCTATTAGTGTAGTTCCTGATGATAACATTTATTTTACTGCACCTCAAATGGTTGCTAGTTCTATTAATGCATCAAATGAAATGAACAGTGAAAGTAAATCTTTATTTTTAAATCTTACATTAACAACTACAAATACAAAAATATCACCAGTGTTAGACGTTAAGCGCACAAGTATGGTTGCTGTGCAAAATAGATTAAATAATCCTACATCAGCTAATACACCAAACTTTATAGATGATACAAGTCCTACAGGCACATCATCAGCAGCTGTTTATGTAACAAGACCAATTACTTTAGAAAATGAATCTACTGCTTTGGATGTTAGATTAACTCAAAACGTAAGATCAAGTTCAGAAGTTCTAGTTTTCTTTAGACTTACAGGTGCTGAAGAAGTAAGAAATATTAATGATTTATCTTGGATAGCATTTAATGGTGATGGTTCAGAAGATATAACTGTTACTCCTGCTGAACAAGATGGTGTATTTAAAGAATACAAATATTCAGCTTCAGGCTTAAACACATTTACGGCATTTCAAATTAAAATAGTTATGAAAGGTAGTATTTCTTCTTATCCTCCAATTATTAGAGATTTAAGAGGAATAGCTTTAGCAGCATAATATGAAAATTAAAGTTGAAGGCCATAGTTCACTTGTAAGAGATATAAGATCAAACGCTATTGTAAATACAAATAAAAATGAATATCAGATATATATGAATAGAATTAAATCACGTGAACAACAAGGCGATCAGATAAGAAATACTATAAAAGAGATAAATATTTTAAAGCAAGAGTTGTTTGAAATAAAAGAATTGTTAAAAGAGGTAATTAAAAAATAAACAATGGCATACACAGTCATAAACGCAGGAGATACACTAGAACAAGTAAGAGTTAAATTAAATAATTTGACTCAGGTTGACTTTGGTGATCCTTCTCTATTAGCCGGTGCCGGTATCGTAGCAACATCTATTGTTGGTGCTGTTGTAGAAGTTGCAAATACAACATTTGCTGCTTCAGGTTTTACAATAAGAGATTCAAGTTCTTCTACACAAATTGTAGGTAACGGTCAAACATTTGATATAAGAGGTACTTCAAATCAAATCAATGCTGTTGTAAGTTCACCAGATACATTGACTGTAAGTTTAACTAACAACGTTACTATACCAAATAATTTAACAGTAACAAATAATTTAACGGCCGTAGGTTCAGTTCACACAATAGGTACCGTAGAATTTGCTGGTAATACAATTCGTTCAACAGATTCAACACGATTATTAATAAATGATACATTAAGATGTAATGCTATTGCCACTGCTACAGGCCTGGGAGCTATGTCTGAAATTGCAGGTGTTCCTACTTTAGAGTCAAGATTAGACAGTAGTCTTTTTGTTTTTGATTGTACACCTATATTTAATTCTTCAATAATTTTTGAAGGTTCATCAGCCGATGCTTTTGAAACTACCATTACTGTTGTAAACCCTACAGCAGATAGAACAATAACAGTACCAAACATTACAGGTACATTAATTACAACAGGCGACACTGGTACAGTTTCAAATACAATGTTAACTGGTAGTATAACAGGTGGAAAATTATTAGACAGTGCAATAGTAGAAGCTAAAATAGCTGATGGAGCTGTTGCTGCTGCAAAATTAAAAAGCGTGGTTACATTATCAATATTAAATTCAACTGGAGGCATTTTAAAAACACTTTACGGTGCAGGTGCTTAGAAAATGTATAATATATTATGGCAGTAAGAACACCTTTATATTTTGTATCAGGTAATTTAAGAGAGATGGACGCCGGTATGATTACCGACCTTCAAAATCTTGCTATTTACCAATATTCTTTAAATCCTTCTCAACAATTATCAGTAACAGGTTCCGGTGGAAATTTAACTGCCATTAACGACACAAGACTACAAGCAGGTGCGGCTTTAACAAGTGTAACTGCTTTTCCTTCTGAAGCTACAACAGCTGAACCGAGTACTGTAACAGTAGCATATCAAAGAATTTTACAAACAGCTGCTACGATAACACCTGCCGTTGATACAGGAAAATTATTTCCATTATATTACAATTCAGCTGGTAATTTACAACATATGAACACAACAGATTTTATAGATACATTTATTGCACCAGCAATTACAACATTAACAAGTGGTTCTACTACAACATCACAAGGCGGTACATATTTTTTATCTACTTCTGAATCGGTGGCAGGTGCATCATTAGTATCTTCAACACCGGTATTTACAGATACAAGAGCTGATACGTCTTTATATTCAGCTGCAGGAATTCCAGAAGCATTAGACCAACCAACTACAATTACAAACTATTATTTACATATTGTAATCGGTGCTGTAGTTACTTTATCACAAGTTCCTTTATATGCAGATAGTAATAACAATGTAAAACAATTTTCTGAAGCAGAAATAACAACATTATTAACGGACTATATACGTAGAGAAGCTGCATCATCTATTTTAGGTAATAAAATAGAATATAATTTTGATGGTTCTGGTACGGCCAGAGGTTCTTCAGTGGCTAATACCATATTGATAGGCGGCCTAGGTAATTATCAAACACTACAAGTTGGTGCTGATGACTACAGAGCTCAAGAATTTCCAAATGGTTCGCCTAGCACGGCCAACACTTATATATTTAAGATAAATAAGGTATAGATTATGCCATACTTAGTAACTGCCACAATTCAAAAACCTAGTGTTGAAGTTAAATTATACGGAGAAAATAACGAAGCAGGTTTATTGGGCGATTTGTTTAAAAGAGAAAAACAAAAATATAAAGATGCAGGAGAATTACTATCTGAAAGGTCCGATAATACATCAGATGGTATGAAAAGCACTTATGCTGCTTTGTGGTCATCACAAGAGGCTTATGAAAGATATTTAAATAACACAGTATGTTTACAATATTGGTCAATGGCAGACAGGCATAATATAACAAACAATATAATAATTACAAAACGTAAAGCGGAGGTTTAACTATGGCAATTTTTAGTGGAAAAATTATAGAAGCATATTATACGGATCAACAAAAATCTACAATTGAAGTAATTTATAAAGAAGGCGAAAAAGCATTTAGTCATTATTTAAAACACGACAATTCACATCCAGATTTTCAAGATTTGATTAAAGAATATGATATAGAGGCATTGACAAGTTCAACAATCAAGAGATTAAATAACTATAGAAAACAATTAAAAGATACAATATCAGATTTTCAACAACAAGCGCTTGAAAAAGTAGAAACTGAATTAAAAGATGTAAGAAACCTTTTCTTTAATTCTATGATGAATTTTAATGCTGAAGATCAAAAACACTTAGAAATATTATATACATTTAAATTAAAAGCTTTTGATACTGATAAAATAAAAAACAGTGCTAATGAAGATTTAAAAACACAATTACGATCAGCTGTAACAATAAGCGAAGCTATAAAAATTTTTAATAGTTTCTAATATTTTATAATTTATATTATGATAGAAAACACTATACTGTGTGTTAAGTGGGGCACAAAATATGATGACTATGTTGAGAAATTAAAATCTCAAATAGAAAAAAATTGTTCTGTACCTTTTAACTTTTACTGTATAACAGATAATCCAACAAAAGAATACGATATATTATGTCCTAATTTTTGGGACAAATATTATACACCAAAACAGTTTTGGGCTTATAGAAAATTATATATTTTTAATGAAGATTTGTTTCCTATTAAAGGTAATAAATTTTTATATTTGGACTTAGATATATTAATACATCAAGATTTAAAATATTTTTTTGATTTAGAAATGAGTAGACCTTACATTGTGAAAGGTTATTGGAATGATATAGACAATTGTAAAAAAAATTATGGTAAAATTATGTCAACTCCTTTAAATTCATCAGTAGTACGTTGGAATAGAGGACAGTTAAAGCCGATATACGATCACGTTACAAAAAATTCAGAAGTTATATTTTTCACTTATAGAACAATAGATAATTATTATAATCACTTTTTTTATAATATGTGGGAAGAAAATGAAAGTTTTTTTAATGTATATCCTAAAGGTGATGTGTATTCTTGGTATAAAGGTAATATATTTCCTGAAGATATGAATTTAAAAAAATTAAGAACAGATCATAAAATTTGTTTATTTAATAATAGTGCTGACACTAAAAATAATGAACATATGTACGAGATTGATGAAATAAAACAATTATGGTAGACTATATTAAATATACACCTGATGTTGCTAATAATTGGAGTAGAGCTTGGTCTGAAACAGAAAAACAAAGACCTTGGGCCTATCAAAGATTATCGGACTCGTCTACAATATCACAGTTACAATCTAAATTATGGATTGCAAGTGAATTAGAAAAATTAAATTTACATTATAAAAAAGTTGCACTCATAGGAGGGTGGTTTGCACAATACATTACACCTTTGTTAATAGATAATTTAAATGTGGACATAGTACATAATTATGATATAGATAAAGACGCACAAATAATAAGTTATAAATTTAATAGAAGATATAAAGAACAAGGTAAATATCAAGCATTTACACGAAACGTTTTCATAAAACCATTTAATGAAAGTTATGATATGATAGTAAACACTTCTTGTGAACATATGTATCATATGAAAAAAATTAAAGAATTAAATCCAACTTTAAATAGTATATATGTTTTACAATCAACTAATGACAACTCTTATGAAGATCATATAAATTGTGTAGTTAATGTTAATGAATTGGCCGAACAAGGTAATATAAAGGAAATATATTTTTCAGGTTCAAAAGTATTAGATAATGGTATGACACGATTTATGGTTATAGGAAAATGAGTTATTTTGAAAATAGAAAAAGTATTAATTTAGATATAACGTTTAGATGTCCATTAGAATGTTCAAAGTGTTCTAGGCAATATTTTTATGCCAAACAAAATAAAGTTGTAGAAGGATTGGATATGTCTTATGATGCCTTTATAAAAATATTAAATCATTTTGATACTTTGAATTTTTGTGGTCAAATTTCCGACCCTGTAAATCATCCTAATTTTATAATTTTTTTAAATTTATGTAATGTTTTTAAAAAATCTTTATCTGTACACACGGCAAATTCTCATAAATCTTTAGAATGGTATAAAGAAGCCTTTGAAACAAATAAATGGGCAAATTGGCATTTTGGAATAAGTGGTTTACCGAAAGATAGTTATTTGTATAGAAAAAATCAAAATGGAGACAGATTGTTTGAAATAATGTTATTAGCAAAAAAAATATTATATAAAAAACCAATTTGGCAATATATTATTTTTTCTTATAATGAAAACGATATTGAAACAGCTAAACAGATTGCTAAAAAAGAAGGACTTATTTTAAGATTAATGTTATCTAATAGATTTGAACGTAAAAATGACTCATTAAAACCAAAAAATAAACAATTTTATGTTGAAAATTAAACCTCAATGTTTTTATAAACAAGAACTTGCTACTAATGCAAAAGGTTTTTTAATACCTTGTTGTTGGTGTGGGCCAGAGGGAGATGAAGATCCTAATTTTAAAAAATTAATAAAAGATAAATTTCATTTAGATAGAATTGAAAAAATAACAGACGTTATAAATTCTAATGAGTGGCAAGAATTTAAAAAAGATTTAGAAGAAAGTAATATAAAAAATTTACCAAAAAAATGCGTTCATCATTGTTCTGTAGATAATGATGAAGAAAGCATTATAAATGCCTTGGAACATATTTTTGATGGTGATAAAGTAAAAACGGAAATTAGATAGTATAAATACTATTATGTTAAACACGTTTAAAAAAGGTAATCAAGAGTGGTGGATAGGATTAGATGATAGTGGCGTAAGAGCAAATGAACAATATACTCATATTAAAGATCCTATTTTAAGAGTCGGTTACAAAATAAAAGAAGATGAATTAGTAGATAACAAAGATTTAATAGGTGCTATGCAATTTAGACACAATATTAAATTTTTTGACCAAGAAAAAATACCATCAAAAGAAACAATAGAGCAAATAATAAAAGAATCTCATTTATACGTACCTCATAAAAATAATTTAATTGCAATAAACATTAAAGTTTGGGGACCAGAATTTCATAAAGAAAAAGAAACACTTGTATTGTCTACCGTGTGTGGGCCTGCCAGAGACCACTATTTAAAGGGTGGTGGAAAATTTTATGGAAATTATAATGCTCTTAAAACTAGATATGATGAGTGGAGAGATTTAACTATAAAAGGCAATAATGAAAAAATGCAAAAATGGAGAAATGAATATGGTTTAAACTTTAATGAACAAGTTAGAGCTCCATACTTATTAGCCTTTACACAAAGACATAGAGAACCTACTGAAACTCAAAAAGAACGAGGTTATATGCCTTGGGTTTGGGAAAATAATGAAGGAGAAAATGCACAATGTAGATGGTTTCTACCTGCTGGTATGCAAGCGTATGGTATTACTCTATTATCTGCTTATAGAGGACTCTACGCCAGTTTTTGTAGATGTTTTACAATGAAACCTTTTCTTTATACAAAAATATTTGAAGATGTATTGGATAAAGATTATATTTCAGGCCATATATTTCTTTTAGGAATTGGATATAAAGATTATCGTGTGGCATATTATTGTGATAAAAACAAAGCTAGTGTAGATGAATATGTAAAGTGGCAGACTAAATAAATTGAATTATATTATAAATGAAAATATTTGCTGTTAGAATTGGCAACAAGTACGGGCCAGAATACGAAGATTATCTCAAAAGAAAATTACCAGAATACGATTTAAATTGGATACGAGAACCTATTAATTCTAAAATTCAATTACAGTGGAATAAAATGCACGTAATGAGTTTAGATTTGAATGAACCTATTTGTATCATTGATATTGACATACTATTAGTAAACGATTATAAAAAATTATTTGAATATCCTATTGAACGTGGTGAGTTTTTGGCTATGCCTGGCTGGTGGAGAGAAGATCAATCATATGTTATAAACGGTGGGTTTTTTAAGTATTATCCTAAAGACTGTAAATACATTTACGATAAGTTTATGTCTGACGTTGACCATTGGCAAAGTTTTTATATAAAGAATGGTACTACAACAGGACCAGTAAATGGCGAACAACACTTTGTAGAAGATAGTGTAAAAGAAAGATTAAAATTAAAAACTATACCTAACAGTTGGGTAACTAGATGGTGTTCTAATAGTAATGCAATAGCTGGCAAAGATTATGAACAGTGGCAGTTTAAAACAAGTTTAAAATATCAATCATTAACAAACAACAAATACATATACTTTGGTGGTGCTTTTCATCCTGATATAAAATTAGTACACTTTACTAATGCTGTAAATAAACCACACGAATGGCCAGATTACGTTAAATTTTAATTGTTTCGTAAGCTTCTTGCCAACTAGAAAATCTATTTTGTTTAAATCTTAGACTTGCAGCTACTCTTTTAAATTGTTTAGCTTCATAATGTATACTGTGAGGTATATCTGTTCTTGCTAAAATAGGTTTTGTGCCGTCTATTTCTGCCACTTCTAATAAATCTAACATATCTTTTTTATAATGCACACCATTTAAATAATAATATTCTGGTATTTTGTGTAAACTAATATCAGGATAAACTTTTTCCGGTATCTTGCTTTTCCACCAATGAAACTGTGATACCGCTGGATATAATTCTAAATTAATACCGTAATACCAGTCTTTCCATTTACCATCTTCATAGTAAATATCTGAGTGTATTAAAGAATCTTTTTCTTCTCTCTTTTTTCTACCACTTTGAAACATTACAAAAATATATGGTTCCATTTTTAAGTCGGAAAATACATCTAAAGCTTCTTCTGTTAGATACTGACTAGCATTCTGTAAAATTCTATAGCCACAAAAAATTCTAGGAGGCTTTTCGTCATATATTTTTTTATTTAATATATTGTTAAAATTTAAAAATCTAAAATTGTTCATCTTCTATAATTTTGTAATAAGTTGTGATTTGGTCTGCTGGGTCTATCATTTTAGGAGCTACATTATCTGGCATTTCATTTAATTCTTTCTTTAAATATTTAATCAAACTTTTAACTTCTGACCAATACTCATAATGGTACATTTGATAATAACTATTTAGTTGCTTTCTTAATGTGTAATCTTCATCTCTTAAATCTTCAAAACCTGACCTTTTAATTCTTTTTTTAACTTCTGGCCAATACTTACTGCATATATTAAACTTGCTTGTTGAATTACTTAGCTTACCTTTTCTTTTATTATTATGTAGTTCCCAAGAAAATGAATCATCTAAAAAAGATAACATCATTTCAGGTGTATATTGGAAAAAACCAGGCACAGCAGGCCTGTTTAATTTTATAGGATAACGATACCAAGTTGCTATCTTTTCTCTTTCAACAAGTACCCAATCCATATCAGAATAACCTAATTCAGCTGTATTCTTTCCACTTTCTCTTAATTTTTTTTGTATAGCAATATCTGTTCTTGCTGTATAACATTCACCTGAACCTAAAACAGGCAGACCATCAACTTTACTCATTAACCATTGTTGTGTTAATAATTGTGGACTTACGCATTTACTTATTTCTGCAATTTTTAAACAATCTTCTGAAAGCCAAAACTTTTTAATATCAAGCGTATGTATATTTAATTTTATATTTAATGAATCACATACTTTTTCGGCCCATCTTCTGTCGTATCTATTATAGGTTTCGTAATCTACAAAATGTGCATTAAAAGGAACTTTAATCTCATAAAAAGATCGTAACATTATTTCACTATCTAATCCACCTGAAAACAATATGTCAATAGGTAATCCTTGTCTTTTGTCGTATATAGCACTGGCCGCAAATTTACATTCTTCTCTCCAGTCTTTTAAGGGCCTTTCACACTGACCATATTGTACTGTCCAGTTATCATCTTCAGTAACTCTATCCACAAACCAATTTTTATTATAACCAAATTTAAAGTGATTATTTAAAGTATATTCAAACATATTATTTCTTTATTGATTTCAATTTATAATCTATTATATATACAGATATATTTTTATAATTTTTCCATAATACATACCAAATTTTTTTAGATATTGTTTTGCCTTCAAATTCATTAGTTACATCATAAGCATATGTCCAACCTAAATTTTTATATCTATTATCACTGTGAGATACTGCAACCCAATTTGTCATATTATCGTCACACCATTTATTTTCTGTAATATAGTCTGCTTTCATTTTCATCAGATATAACCATATACTTCTATTTCTATATTCTTTATTTGTCCAAGACCACAAATGATATATTTTATCGGTATTTTTTTTACTATCAAAAAACTTAATCATTGAACTTGTTCCTACTAATTTATTATTTTCGTAAGCACCAAAATGTTTGTGTTCACCTTTTGAAATGTCTTTATATAAAGTTTCATAATAATTTTTATCAACTATCATATTTTCTTCATCTTTTAAAGCTTCAAATATTTCACTAAAATTTTCTACAATTTTATATTCAATTTTATTACTCATCTAAATTACTGTATTGCATAGGTATAAAGTTATCTTTTAGATAACCTTTTTCTTTAAATATATTATGTAATAATTTAGGTTTTAATATTGCATATTTAATTGCTATTGAAGAATTAGAACCATATTCGCCTAACATATTGTTTTGATAGTTATACTTGCCTATTTCTCCTTTATTATACATACTGTCTATAAAAATATGGTATCTTCTAAAAGCTGAACTATTTTTAAACCATTCTTCTTCTCTTTTATTCCAACCTTTCACTTCAGTAACCCAATACCATTGAAAACAATTTTTACTTTCCGCAAATTTGACGGCATTATCTATACACTCGGCTAGTCCCATTAATTTTACATTATAAAGATTACTAATGTTTGGCCTTACAGTCATATTTGATATATAATGAATAGGATATTTTTTCCAAAAATTTTGAGTTAAAAATGACACAATACGTCCATTGTCATCAAATGAACCTAAGACTTGAACAAAACCTTGAACGTCTTCCAGATTTTTAAAATTTTCTGATAACTGTAGATAGTTTTTAATTCTATTTTTTAATGTTTGATCGTGTTGTGAGGGCCTTCTTTTTTTGACTTGACTCCACCTTGCGGTAATCAACTCATCAATTTGTTCAAAATCACCTAAATTTAATCGCCTAGTAATCATATAAATAAGTATATATTATTTATAATACTATGTCAAGCATATACTCAAAATTGATACAAATTCCTCACTTGAATTTGACACCTTATTTACCAAAGGTGCCATTGGAGGATATGTTAAAAGATTTAAACCAATTTAACGACACCGACTACTTCCCATATAAAACTGCCACAAAGAACAAACAATTCTTAGAATTTTTAGGTAAAAATTGGAAAGGTATGTGTTTAATTGACTCAACAGAAGATGGCCGACAACATAATGATTACTATACAAGTAAAGTAAATGCTGATGTATTAAAACATAATTTTAAAGATGATAAGGTGATTTTTCAACCTACAAATGTCGGTAAATTATGTCCTCATATGACTAAGTATTGTTATGATGTTGCAAAAAGACCTCAAAGAACAAGATTAAGTAGATTAGTTGTGAATGGCAACTTTCATTGGCATAGTCATAAAGTTTTAGCTGAAGCAGCAACAGCAGATAAGAGATTTACAAATAAAACAGGTAAGTATGAAAAAACATTAATCATACACATTGTTTTAAAAACAAATGATAAGTGTTGGATGGGAGTTTCAAATCAACATCCAATGGGAGGTCATCCTTTTGAAATATACAAACAACATTATGGTCTAGGCGAAGTATGGATTTTAAATGGCCATTATTATCATAATGTATTTAATAGTGGTACAACAACAAGAGAACATATTATGTTATATGCAAATATTGATGATGAAAAACTTAACCCTATTTTAGAAAAGGCCATTGATGAATATAATGGCCCTATAATTGCGGACGAAATTATACCTCAAAGAATAACAGGTTCATTTAATTTAAATCACGAAACTGGATTACCACTTGATAGAATTTAATTCGTTATTGTCAGCTGAATTAATCAATTTAGATTTTGATAAAGATTCTTTTATTAAAGAATATGATGAACACATTTTACCCAATAGTAATAACATACGTAACGGCCAACACGTATTATTTAAAACGGTAAATGCAAATTCAAATTGGGGTATGGTTGAACCACAAAAGTATTTAAAAGCAGATGTAAGAACAGAAACAGGAGCTGTCGTTGATAATGGTTATCCTAGTTGGAAAGGTACTTCACTAATTTACTTAGATACTACTGATGAAGAATTAAAAGAAAATAGTAAAAACGGTAGTGTATCTGTTCGCAATTACGTATTAGACAAACACGGAGAGTTTAAGTTTTTTCCACAATATGAAAATTTAAACATAACCAAATATATTAAAAGTTTACCTTTAAGTACTATTATAGGAATAAGATGTGTTAGTTTACAACCTGATACTTTTTCTATAATTCATAGGGACGATAGTAATTATTTGCCAGACAGCCAAAGAAGTTTAAAAGTACAACGTATGGTAAACAACTACTTATGGAAACAAGGATTTGTTCAAATTACAATTAACATAAGTGATGGCGAAGTGCCTTTATACTATAGTACTACAAGTGATTTGAGTGAGAAATTCAAAACTATTAATTATCCTGTTTATCTATTTAATGATTTTTTTTATCACGGAGTTCCCATTACAAAAAACAGGCGTCGCCAAATACGAATAACAGGACGTCCTACAAATGATTTAATGAAGCATATAAATAATTCTACATTAGTATATTATGAAAAAAACTGATTATTATAAAAAATTATTATTTTGTCCTTTAGATTTGCCTACACCACCAGATGTAGATTATAATAAGTTTAATGAATGGCATTTAGAACAATTAGAATATAATAAAAAACATAACAAGACAGCGGCCGTAGCTGATGGTAAACAAGAATATCCTTGGCAGGTAAGTTGGGCGTTATGGTGGAACACTTATGATAAACCAAATCCTTGGATATGTGATTTTGATAAAAAGTTTCCGGAGTTAGTAGAATATATAAAACAATATCCTTTTACACAAGCAAAAAGTATTAGTTTTCTAAATCAAAAGGAAAGTAGAGATGTATATTTACACACTGATCCTGATAAAAGGTGGGGTATGCGATTTTATTTGAAAAATGGTTTAGGAGAAAAACTATATTTTGTGAAAAGTTTAGAACAAAGAAAAGAACGTTTAAAAACTATGCACGAAGGCCAATATAATGATTTATGGGAAAATAGTCAAAAAGAAAAGTTATATGCCAAATTTCCTACTCAAAGATGTGCTTGGATGTTGAATAGTATGGATGCTTTTCACGGTGTTGAAAAGAATCCTAAACCAGCTGGTAATAGAATTAGTTGTGTATTGATAGGTGATTATGATTACGAAAAATTGTTTAAACTTTTTGATCGTAGTATTGAAAAATATAAAGAATATGCAATTTTCTACTAAATAATAATATGAAAAATATATTTCGTTCCAACACCGGTTATTTTATACCAATACAAATTACTTTAACTATTGTAATGATATTGGCAATTATACTTGGAGATTTTAGTTGGAAATGGTGGCTCGCTGGTATTATAAGTTATTTTATTACAGGTTGTTTAGGCATTACAGTTACGTTTCATAGATACTTAACACATCATAGTTTTAAAATGTCTAAATCATTAGAATATCTTTTTAGTTTTTTTGGTTCTATGGGAGGAACAGGTTCTACTATAGGCTGGGTGGCCGTTCATAGACATCATCATTCACATAGTGATACAATAGAAGATCCTCATAGCCCTAGACATCAAGGTTGGAAAGTTTTATTTCCTAATTACAATTTTACTTGGAATAAATGGGCCGTAAGAGATTTATTAGTAAATAAATTTCATCTATTCTTACACCAATATTACTTTTTAATACTTACAGTATGGGCATTAATTCTTACTACTCTATTTGGTATTGCAGGTTTTGTATTTCTATTTTCTATGCCTATAGTATGTCAAGTATGGTCTAGTGTATTAAGCAACTATGTAAACCACGCTCAATGGGTGCCTTTTGGTTATAGAAATTATAATCTAAAAGATGATTCAGTAAACAATGCTCTACTAGCTTTAATTACATTTGGAGAAGGCTGGCATAATAATCATCACGCTACACCAGGCCGTGCTTCATTTAAAAGAAGATGGTGGGAGTTTGATTTAACAGGTAGTATTATTAATCTAGTTAAAAAGTAATACGATATGTATTCTAATCTGGCTTTTTTACCTATTAAAGTAGATTTTTTTAATGATTTTAATATTATAGAAGATTTTCCTAATAAATTTCATTTTTGGAACTATAAACAATTACTAGACGAAAATAACAAATCAAATTATGATGTAAAATCTTGGCGTACAGATTTAAATACAGAATACGATTTCGTTAAAAAATTAGTAGAACAATTACCCTACGATAATTTATCTAGTGTAAGAATAACAAAACAATTACATCCGGTTTTAAAACATTTGGATATAACAACGCCTGATTGTCCTTTAAACATATACGAAGATTTTGTAAAAAATGAACCTTGTGGATATAGATTTGTTTTGTTAAACAAAAATACTTTTTTACAATTTTTTATTAAAGAACAATGGGTAACAGCTAATTTGCCTGAAAATACATATTGTTATTTAATGAATACAACTAAACTATTACATAGAGTTTTATCTTTTGATAATATCAGTGAAAGAATTACAATATATGTAAGAGGTAATGTTAATAAAGAAAAACATTTAAAAAATATAGAAAATAATTTAAAGCTTTACGAAAAGTACGCTTTATATATGTAAAAGTTTTAAATAAGGTTTATTTAATTTAGCAAAAACTCTTAATTGTATTCTTTGACTTTTAACTTCAGTAGTACAATGTAAACAAGCATCATCAAAATGCCAAGCTTTATGTTTACTTTCATCTATCATAAATTTTTTACCAGTTCTATAATCTTGTATCCAAAGATTTGCACCACCATCGGCTATATTTAATGTTATAGAACAAAAACCTTTATCATAAAACATTTTATTAGTTTGGGGGCCACTATCTTTATGTACAACACCAATACTAGGTGGTTCTTGTAATATACAACGTACAGTTAAAGGATATTCAATTGGTAATGATTCTATAATACTTTTAGTATAAGATATTTGTAAATCTTCACGCCAAGACCAAGGAGAAGTATATTTTATCCATAAGGGCAATCTATCGTTATTTTCAAATTTGCCTTCCCAAGATTCTTTTTGAGATTTTTCTTTTTCAGGTAAATAAGTCAAATTTAACATTTGAAAAGTATTATATTCTCCTTTAACTAATTTTCTTTCTCCGTTTTCTTGTACGTAATGATGTATATGTTTATTCTTTTCAAAAATAACTTCAGGAAAAATATCACCATTTGGGTCCCACCTACTATGGCCTTTATCATTGTAGTCTGTGGTAGCCACCATACTTTTTTCAAATACATTGTTTGATAATAATTCATCTTTGATTTTTTGTTGGTCAAAATCAAAATCAATACTAGCCCATACTGGTATCATTATATTCCTTTGGTAAATATTTTTCTTTAAATTCTTTCAAAGAACAACTTATTAACTTAACTGCTATTTTTTGTTTCGTGTTATTGATATTATATACGTTATCTAAAAAAATTAAATCATTATAAAAGTTAGAATTTTTATTACCTAATGTTACTGCTTTTTTGTCTTTCACTCTTTTTAAAAATTTAATTAACCATTCGTTATATAGGTTAAAGGTAAAAACAACTGCTTTAACATTTAATTTTTTAGCTTCTTCAAATTGTTTTGGTAATAAGTAATCGCCTTGCCACCATTTTTTTCTGTCATTAAGATTTGTCCAAGTACGAGAACCTAATATCATAATATCATCTGACCAAGGACTTATATAACAACCACTAGCCGCTATTGGTGTTTTATCTTTTAATAATACAAAAAATTTACCTTTATCAAATCTTTTTTTATTAACAATACTATACATTAGTGATGATTTATTATTTTGCCAATCTTTCCAATTAACATTTTTAGATGCTACACTATTATCTTTTTCGGAAAGTTTACACATTTCTTCTAAATTTTTTTTATAATCTTTCCAGTTTAAACTGTTTATAGACAATACTTCAATATTATTCATTGTATTTTTTTTCAATAATTCTATTAGCTACTTGTTCAAAACTTTCATTATCAATAGATATTTTAAATAACAATCTTTCACTATTGCCATTTATAACACTATGCGGTTGAGTAGTATCTAGTAAAGCATTTTTATAGAAATAATTTTTACTGTTTATTATTATAGCCGTGTTATTTTCACTTAATAAAAAATTTAAAGAACATTTTGTAGTATTATCTGTATGTGTGTTTATATAGGCATTAGGCTTAAGCCAATAAAATCTAGGTGTGCCTACAATTTCAAAATCTTTCATAATTTGTTCTATATAATTGCCTGAATATATGCTAACCTTCCAATCTGTAAAAACTTTATTTGGATAACGACCGTCTGTGTGAAATATAGATAATTTTTTAGCTTCTTCTGATTCTTTTAAAATCAAATCTTTTTTAAGTTCGTACTTTAAATGTAATAAAGGTTGCATAATTATCAATTTTTAAATAATATATAACTATTTATATCGTATAAATAATACTATTAAAGGAGTGAATATGGCGATTACAATTAATGGTAAAGAATATGATGAAAGTAAGTTCAGTGATAAATTGAAAAACTACATCATAGCAAGACAAGAAATACAAAACAATAAGACAAGATTGCTTATTGAAATTGAGAAAATAGACGTTTTAACTGAATACTATAACAATAGAATTATAGAAGAATTAGGTATAGAGGTTAAGGAAACTAAAGAAACAAAATAAATGGCAGCTGTAGCAAACCTATCAATAGACCAAGGCGCAACATTTACATCAGATATAACCGTAAAAGACATAAACGGAAACGTATTTGATTTGACTGGCTATACGGCCGTTGCAAAACTGGCCAAAGGTTATTCATCTACAAGAACAAGAACGACAATGTCCACTGCATTTGCTACAGATAGAACAACTGGTGTTTTGACTATTTCTTTAACGGCCAATCAAACAACCGCTCTGGACGCAGAAAGATACGTCTATGACGTTGAAATTACCTCTAGTACTGGTTCAGTTACAAGAGTTTTAGAAGGAATTATTACCGTTAGACCTGAAGTAAGTGTTTAAATTATTCTTTATTATAGATTAAAATTAATATAAATATAAGTAAAAAGAGAGATTTGAATGGCTAACATAACTGCTAGGATCAGTTCACCTACATCTGCTGGACCCCAAAAAGTATCTGTAACGATACCATCTGGTGCCACATTACAAAACAGCTCATTACAATTAAAATTATTAGGCGATGTAGATACGACAACTGAAGGATTAATTGACGGCTCTTTATTACAATATAGATCAAGCGATCAAAAGTTTGTTACAAGAACAAACATCATTACAACTACAGGAAATTTAACACTTAACGGTGGAGAATATTAATAAATGGCAACTATAATTAAAATTAAAACGTCCAGTGGCCTAGGTACGCCCGCTACAGCCAAAATCGGAGAGCTTTCATATTCATACGCTACAGGTGCTTATAACACATTAGGAGACAAACTCTTTATTGGTGTTGGGCCAGTTGACGGTAACGGAGATGCCTCATCACAGGTTGTAATTGGCGGTAAGTATTTTACAGCAGCTTTAGATCATCAACCAGGAGTTTTAACTGCTAGTTCAGCTATTATCGTTGATGCAAATAAAGCAGTAGATGAAATTATTGTAGGAAATAGTACAACAGTTGGCGGCGGAATTAAATTAAATGAAGGTACTAATAACGGTACTGATAATATTATAATTAAAGCTCCGAATACTTTAGCTGCAAGTTACACATTAACTTTACCACCAGATGATGGAACAATTGGCCAGTTTTTAAAGACAGACGGTTCTGGTGTTTTATCTTTTGCAACTGTTACTACAGATTTTACAATTGTCGGCGATACAGGCTCAGACAATTTTGTTACAGGAGAAACTTTAGACTTTGAAGGTAATTCACAAGTTGTAACTGCCGTTTCAAATAATAAAGTATCTTTTTCAATTGCTAATAGTTCAATTGGCACAACACAGTTAACAGATGCTGGTGTTACAAACGTAAAATTAGCAAATTCTACAATCACATTAGGAAGTTCAACATTAACTTTAGGTTCAACAACAACTGATATTGCAGGTATTACATCTTTAGTAGTAGATGACATTACAATTAATGGCCAAACAATCTCAACAACGGCTTCAAATAAAAATATTGAATTATCTCCTCACTCAACAGGAACAGTTACAGTTCCTTCAGGATATAAAGACAGAGCAGGATTTACAGATAACTCTTTAGCAAACAAAGCATACGTAGATTCAGTATCACAAGGTTTAGATGTTAAAAATTCTGTTGAAGCAGCTACAACTACAAATTTATCAGCAACGTATTCAAACGGCACCGCAGGCGTAGGCGCTACATTAACTTTTGGTTCTGCTGTTACAACTTTAGATGGATACACACTTGTTAATGGTGATAGAATTTTAGTTAAAGACCAAACAAATGCTTTTGAAAATGGTATCTATACAAGAACATCATCTACAGTTTTCACAAGAGCCATTGATGCCGATACTTCAAGCGATTTATCTGGCGGAGTATTTGTATTCGTAGAACAAGGTACAGCAAATGGTGATAACGGTTATGTATTTACACACAACGGTGCACCAACAATAGGCACAACAAATTTACCTGTTTCTCAATTTTCTGGTGCAGGACAAATTACAGCAGGTGCTGCTTTAACAAAATCAGGCAATCAATTAGACGTAGCTGTAGATAATAGTTCAATAGAAATTACTACTGATGCTTTAAATGTAAAAGCTTTAGGTATTACAAATGCTATGTTAGCAGGTTCTATTACAAGAAGCAAACTTGCAAATCCATTTATAAGATTAGCGGATGAATCTTCTACATTAGGACAAGTTTTCTTAGAAGATACTTTAGAATTTTTAGCAGGCGAAGGAATTAACACAACAGTATCACAAAATAGAATAACAATATCAGGAGAATTAGCAACTTCAGCAAACGCAGGTGTTGCCTTTTTCCCTACTGCAAACTTTTTAGTTACAAGTGGTTCAGTAGCAATAACAACAATAGACGGAGGAACATATTAATGGCATTTTTAGCTTGGCACATAATCGCAATACTTACAGTTATGGCCGGATCATTTTTGATTGGTTACAGTTTAGGCAAAAAAGAAGATAGAAGAAATTACAATTATATTGATAGATTAAAAGATATATTTAAAAAATAATTTATTATGCCAACTGTATTTAAACCAAAACGCTCAGAAGTAGCAGCCGCAATACCTACATCAGGTCAATTAGAAGCCGGCGAAATAGCAATAAATATAACTGACGGTAAATTTTATACTAAAACTACAGCTGGTGTAGTAAAAGAAGTTGGTGGTGCAGGTTCAGTTACACTTCAAGGAGCTACAAACAGTGGTAACACAACAACAAACGATATTGTATTAAACGGATCAAATTTAGTTTTTGAAGGTAGTATTGAAAACGCTTTTGAAACAATTTTAACAGTGGTTGAACCTACAGGCGATAGAACAATAACTTTGCCAAATCAAAACGGAACAGTGGCAATGGTTGATGATGCATTAGCCTTATCAATTGTTTTCGGAGGATAAATTAAAAAATGGCAAGTACATTTAAAAATGCAGGTATGACAGTTATCACTTCTGATAATGCAAGTGCTAATTTATACACTTGTCCATCTGCTACAACGGCCGTTATTCACGCATTATACATCTCAAATAAGAGTTCTACAAACGTGGCCAACGTAGATGTAAAAGTTACTACAGATGGTGGTACAACTTTTTATCATATAGGAAAATCTCTACAAATTCCTGTAGAAAATACTTTAGTAATGGACAAACCAATAAATTTAGAAGCTAACGATAAAATTAGATTGGTAGCAGCTGTCAATGATGATTCATCTTCACCTGATGTTGAAGCATATGCTAGTATATTGGAGATTACTTAATGGCTAAATTAGGATACGTAGTACCAGAAACTTCATCACAAACAACGGAAACGTTTCACGCTTTAAGACGTACAAGTGAAGGATTATTATACTACACAAAAATTAATAAAGATGAAAATGTTTCAATAGATTTTGAAGCTGGTAATCCTACAGATAAAAATGGTGGAAGACAATTACCAACAGATGAAAATTATGTAGTAGATACAATTAAACTTCAAGCTGGCGCAACAGAAATTTATACAGGTGATGGTGCAACAACAACAGTTACTCTATCAAATCCTGTATTAGATGGTTCAAGATTAGCGGTATTCATTGATGGTGGACTTCAACAATTAGATGCTACTTATTCTTATGCTACGCCTGTTGTTTCTTTTAAAGTTGCACCTAAAAGTGGTGCTCAGATTGCCATTGGTAAAATAGATAAAACAACACAAGCAAATCCATCAGATTTTTATTACCAATATGTCTTTGAAGATGGTGAAGCCACGTATTTTATAGACAGTGATGGTTATTTTGTAAAAAGAGAGAATTTTGTAAAATCTCTAACAAGTATAGCAAGTGATGATTTTAGTACTTTTGAGAGTACACAAGCAGTAAATTCAACAAGTTGGAGAAGCTAAAGTTAAAATGATTATAAATAGTAGAATAAAATAAGGTTCATCAATGGCAGATTTTAAACTAGGTAGGATTAAATTTAAATGGAGAGGTGACTGGTCAACCTCTACAGGTTTTCTTATTGATGACGTAGTAAAATACGGTGGTAATACTTACGTCTGTATTGTTAACCATACTTCTCAATCTACAAGTCCAGGATTTTATACAGATTTAACGGCTGCTAAATGGTCACTACAAGCTGAATCTCTTTTCTTTAAAGGCACATATGCTGCCTCTACACATTACAAATTAAATGACGTAGTAAAATATGGTGCTAGACAATACCGTTGTACAACTCAACACACATCAGCTGCGACTGTAGGTGGTGTAGCAATATTAAACGCAGCTAATTTTGAATTATATATTGATGCCACAGATTATAAAGGCACATATACTACAAGCACTTATTACAAAGTAAATGATGTAGTTAAATACGGTGGCAGTTTATATATTTGTACTACTGCTCATACTTCATCAGCAGGTGCTTCATCTTTTAATGAAAGTAATTTTAGTGCTTACACAGAAGGTTTACAATTTGAAGATTCTTGGAGTTCAGCAACTGCTTATCAAAAAGGCGATATAGTAACTTATGGTGGATATGCTTACGTTGCTTCTTTAGAAATTCCTTCTGGTTCAGCTGCACCTGTTGCTTCATCTCTTGATTGGGATTTAATTGTTCCAGGATTTAAAGCTCAAGGAGATTGGATTTCAGGTAATCAATACACATATAAAACAGGAGATACTGTTAAATTTGGTGGATATGCATACGTTTGCATAGTAGATACCTTTAATGATGGTTCTACTAATGTTACACCTATAAACACGTCTTTTTGGACAAAAGTAGTAGAAGGATTTACTTGGAAAGGAACATACAGTGCAATTACAACTTATTTTAAAGGCGATACTGTTGAATATAATTCCAGTTCTTATGTCGCAATCGCTCATACTATTTTAAACGTAACGCCAGGAACAGATGTAACAAAGTGGCAATTAATTGCCGCAGGTGATAGTAATGCAGTTGTTACAACACGTGGAGATATTTCATATAGAAATGCTTCCGCTCCTGCAAGATTACCAATTGGTGTTGTCGGTTCAGTTTTAACTTCAAATGGTTTAGAACCAGTTTGGTCTAACGCAGGAAGTAGAGGAAGTTTATTCGTTGCAAATAACGGAGATGACACAAATCCAGGAACTTCTTTATTACCATTTAAAACAATTGAGTACGCTTTATCACAAGCGTCAAAAGGTGACGTAGTTACAATTACAGGCATAACAGGCGGTACAGGTGGTATTTCAGGAACTTATTCAGTAACCGCTACAGGAGGAACTGGTACAGGATTTGCAGGACGAATTGTTGTTGACAGTTCAACAGTAACCGCAACTTTAACAATTACAAACGGCGGTAAAAATTATACTGCTGGTGATACTTTAACTATTTCTAATGCTCAATTAGGTGGCACACCTGCTACTAATATGACATTTACTGTTGAGTCGGTTTCAGTAGGAGATATTATAAATGTTGCTGGAGGAGTTTATAGAGAACAAATGCCTTTAGTAATTCCTGCCGGTGTTACTCTAAAAGGAGAAAGTTTAAGAACAACAGAATTAAGACCTGCTACAGGCAGTTCATCTACAATTGCTACAGTGACAAGAACATCAGGTGGAATTGGTGGAACACCAGGTACTTACCTTTATAAACACCAATCATCAACATCAGGTAGTGGACAAGGAGCTTGTATCACAGTTGTAAAAGATGGTTCATCCGTTCCTACAATTACAGTTGTACACGGCGGTTATAATTATGCAGTGTCCGACACTATCACAATTCTAGGATTTTCATTAGGTGGTGGTTCAGATTTAGTTTTAACGGTTACGGCTTTAGAAAACAATAATGCTGCTTATTGTTTCTTATGTAATGACACAAACAATATAAGATGGTTTACGTTTAGAGGATTTACAGGTATTGCAACACATACTGGTTTAGGTGCTGTTATTACATCTTTAGACCCAGAAGGAAACATTGCATCTCAATCACCTTATATACAAGATTGTACAGTAGTATCAAATAACGCTTGTGGTATTAAAATAGACGGATTTTTACACACATCAGCAACAAGTAATAAATCAATTCTAGCAAATGACTTTACACAAATTAACTCAGACGGTATAGGAGTTTGGGCATTAAACGGAGGCCGAGGTGAAATGGTTTCCGTGTTCACTTATTATTGTGATAAATCTTTTTATGCAACAGGCGGTGGATTTATACGAGGATTAAATTGTTCTTCTGCTTACGGAGAAGAAGCTCTAGTTGCTGAAGGAGAACTATCACAAAATACGTTAGCACCAATTTTTGAAACTCCTGTAAGAACAAGATCAAGAGGTAGAACAATTAAATATAATGCAACTACTTTTTCAGGTGGAAATACGCCAGCTTCTTTTGTAATAGGTCAAACTATAGTTGGTAATACTTCAGGTGCTACAGGTACAATTTTTAGAATAAATTTAACAGGAGAAAGATTACATTTAGATCCTGCTACAGGAGCCTTTACACAAGGTGAAACGATTACAGTTACAACAACAAGCGGCACATTTACAGTACAGATACCAAACACAGCTGCAGGTATTTCAGGCAACGGTGCAAAACAAGCAGGATTTTTCGTAGAAGTAGAATCAACTGATGGCACTTTAACTCCTTCAGGCGCAATTAAAATAGGAGATAACGTAAAAATAGGAAATAATCCTAATTACTTTATTGTAAACGGTGTTACAAATGAAGATGCTCCTACACAAACAGTTCAAGTTCGTTTAGTATCAGAAGTTTCAACACTAGACGCTTATCCAGATAATACAGCAGTTGTATTTTCACGTAAATATTCTGCATTAAGATTTACAGGACACGATTTTTTAGATATAGGTACAGGAGATTTTGTCACAACAAATTATCCAGGTACTCCTTCTCAACCGGCCGACCAAGCAGACGAAGTTGAGTTTAGTGACGGAGGCCGAGTTTATTGGACTTCTACAGACCAAGGTGGAGATTTTAGAGTTGGAGATTTATTCCGTATTCAACAGGCAACTGGTATTGCAACTTTAAATGCTGACGCTTTTGACCTTTCAGGATTAACAGAATTACAATTAGGAACTATTGGTGCTCAGTTAGGTGCCACAATTAACGAGTTTTCTACAGACCAAGAAATGTTAGGAGATTCTAATACGGCCGTTCCTACAGAAAATGCTGTAGTAGGTTATACACAAAGAGATAATATGGGCACTGGACATTTAGTGCCGCCTACAGGAACAACAGCTGAAAGACCAACAGGCGCAGAATTATTTACTGGAGGTATTAGATATAATTCTTCGTTAGTAACTTGGGAAGGTTATAATGGTACACAATGGACTGGATTGGGAGGTGGTAACCCTTGGCAATCAACATCATCAAGTATTACAATTGCTGCTAACGACAGATACTTTGTAAACACTTCAAGTGCTGCTGTAACAATTACTTTACCAGCTTCACCACAGGCAGGAGACCAGGTAAGTTTAATAGATTTAGCGGGTACTTTTGATACAAACAATTGTACTGTTGCAAGAAATGGTAATAAAATAATGGGATTAACAGAAAATTTAGTGTTATCTATAGAAGATGCTGGAATTACACTTGTATATTCAGGTGCAACATATGGATGGAAATTAGCAAATAATATTTAATATAAATAAAAGAGAGAATTAAACTATGGCAGATTTAAGAGATTTTACAGGAAAAAACCGAAAATTCACTGGTACTATTGGTGAAAAAATATCGCCAGGCACAACAGCTGAAAGAGATACTTCTTTTGGTGGCGGTACTTTAAGATTTAATTCATCTACAGCTTTAATGGAATATTACACAGGTACAGAATGGAAATCAATTGATGCTCCACCAACAATTACTTTTGTCACAGTTGATGGTGGTGCTGATACAACTTCTGGACAAGTTAATAACGAATCATCAGGAAATGTCACAATTCAGGTAAAAGGCAGTTTGTTTGATACAATCGGTGGAAACGTTACATTCATAGGAACAAGTGAAACTTTAACGCCGGCTACTCAAACAAGAAATAATAGTGGTTTATTTACTTGCGTACTTCCCGCTTCTTCTTTTGATGATGCGAATAGTCCTTATACAGTTAAAGTAACAAATGGTTCAGGTCTCTCGGCTGAGCTTATAGCTGGTATTTCTGCTGACCAATCTGCTCCTGCTTTTATAACTTCGGCCGGTTCATTAGGTACTATAGGTGATGCTGCTCGTTCTTCTTATACATTATCAAGTGCAGCTGCAACAGACGCCGACGGCGACACAATTACATATTCGATTTCATCCGGTTCTTTACCAGCAGGATTATCTTTAAACTCATCTACAGCTGCAATTACAGGTACAGCAACAGAAGTAGTTTCAAACACAACATCAACATTTACAGTTTCAGCTTCAACAGCAGCATCTACATCTACAAGACAATTCACTATTACAGTAAATGCTCCAGTAGTTACTTCATACACTTCAACAGGAGCTTTTACATTTACCGTACCATCAGGAATAACGGCCGTATCGGCACTTCTTGTTGCTGGTGGTGGAGGTGCTGCTTGGATAGGAGGCGGTGGTGGTGGCGGTGGTGTAGTTACACACACTTCATTTCCCGTAACTCCTGGCGGTACAGTTCCAGGCTCAGTGGGAACAGGAGGACCAGCTGCTCCTGGAGGTGGTTATGCTAGTCAAAGTCCTTGGGATGGAAGAGGTGGTGATACTACATTTGGTACATTAACAGCAAAAGGTGGAGGTTCAACATCAGGATGGATCTTTCAACCTAGTGGACCTACTTGGCCAAACAGTCCTGGTGGTTCAGGAGGTGGAGGCACAGGTTCTAATTTAGGAGGATTAGCCACACAACCTAGTACTTCAAATCCTGGAGCTACAAATTACGGTTTTCCAGGTGCTATGGGAGGTTGTAACCCCGGAGGAAATAATGGCACCACGGGTGCTGGACAACATTCAGGAGGCGGAGGCGGAGGAGCTGGAGCAGCAGGCGGCCATCCAACACAAAATGGTCCAGGAAACACGAGATCCAATCAACAAGCAGGTAGATTTGGAGGAAATGGCCTGACAAGCACAATTTCTGGCTCTTCATTAGTTTATGGAGGAGGTGGTGCTGGTTCATCACACGGTGGTGGATATAATATAGGACCTGTCCCAGGAGGAACTGGCGGGGGTGGTGCATCTAATTCTGGTACATCAGGTACACCTGGAACAAATAATAGGGGCGGCGGTGGAGGCGGCGGACATTATCCTGATAATAATGGTGGTAGTGGCGGCTCTGGTATAGTTATTATAAGGTATTAAAAAATATGGCAAAATCTTTTTCAATAGTTCGTCCTCGTAATAAGGTAACAAACGAATTGTCTATAAGTACACAAATAAACGTGTATGAATTTGATGCGTTGTTAGTAACTGTAGGATTTCCTACTAAGATAAGTTATAATGATAGTAATAGAGAGGAAATGATTAATATTATTGAAAAAACAATTGAGGAACATTATTTTTGGAAAGAAAAAGAAATGGTTGGTAAACATAGACTAACTGATGAGGAAAAACAAAAATTAAATACTGTCATAGGGTCATTTAATTTTTCCAATTGTATATAAATATAACGTTAAAAAGGTAAATTATGTCTAGTGAAAAAAACAAAGAATATCTTAAAAAAAAACAGAAAAATTTTAAATTAAAAGGTTCTGACGAAAATCTTTATAATTTTGATGATTTGTGTGACGAACATAAAAAAGTTGCAAATAATATTTTAGAAACATTTAATGAGGTTAACGGTGATAAATTATTATTTGAACAAACTATCAAAACACGATTTAAATTGTTAGGTGAAAAAAATATTAAAAAAGAAGATAATCCTTTTGTTCAAATTATTGAAAAAGAAGGAACGTACTGTGCATTACAAGGTTATGTTACTGAAGTTGAAAATGGTATGTTAGTAAAATATCCGATTGTAAGTTTTGTTGCTGATATAAGACAATACGAAAAAGTTTATAGAAAAATATTATTTGATGTAAAACAATTTTTTATAGATAATCCCGAGGCTTTAAAAATAAAAAATACCGATTAAATTTTTAATATAAGTATACGTGATAATATTATGAGTACTGACGAATATATAACTCTGCCAAATATAGGCATTTTAAAAACAAAAATACCTGACAATCTGTATTTAGATTTGTTAGATGAATGTTTGCATTGTGAAAATAATGAACGTAGAATTACGGGTTTAACTTCTTCTGGTGTACCAAATCATTACGTTTTAGAAAAAAATTTAAATCAATTCAAAGAATACATATCGTCTGTTACCTTACGGTACGAAAAACAGTCTGGATATTTAAAAACTATTAAACACTTAGATAGAGATTGTTATTTAACTATTGATACCCCTTGGATTAATTTACAAAAAAAAAATGAATTTTTACCTAATCATTTTCACGATGGTGTAATAAGTTATAGTTTGTGGATGAAAATTCCTTATGATGAGCAAGAAGAAATTAATTATAAAAAATTAAAAGATCATCAAAGTCTTTATTCCTTTGAGTTTACTTATGCAAACATTTTAGGTAATATATCAACAACGCCTATAAAGGCTACAAAAGAAATTGAAGGTTATTTAATAATGTTTCCTTCAAATTTAACTCATTGTGTGTATCCTTTTTATTCAAGTGATGGTACTAGAATTTCAATATCAGGAAATATAAAATTTTTAACAAAATGATGGTATGAAAACTATAAAAAATTTTTTAGATAATTCTATTTTTTTTGACTTGAAAAAACAATTAATGGGTCAGGATTTAGAATGGCACTATCACAATAGTCAAACACCTTTGGATACTGATGACGAATATTTTGACCATTGTTTTTATAACAAATATGAAATATCTTCACATAGATTTGATTTGATTAAACCTATTGTAGAAAAATTAAAATGTAAATCTTTAATTCAGGTTAGAGCTAATCTTTTAATAAAAAAAGAAAAAGCAAAGTTTTCAGAATTTCATACTGATTATAGTTATGAGTGTAATACTGCTATATTTTATATAAACAGTTGTAATGGATACACGGAATTTTTTGATGAAAAAAAATCAATAGTAAATTGCGAAGAAAATAAAATAGTTATTTTTAATTCTCAAATAAAACATAGAGCTGTATCTCAAACTGATACAAAACAAAGAATTGTTATTAATTTAAATTATTTTTAATATTATGAAACTTAAAAAAATTATGATTGTGGGTGGCGGCTCGGCTGGTTGGATGACTGCAGCTACTCTTATTAAACAATTTCCAAATTTAGATATAACCCTAATAGAGTCTCCTAATATTTCTACAGTAGGAGTAGGAGAAAGTACTATAGGTGGTATAAGACTTTGGACAAATTGGTTGGGTATAGACGATAAAGAATTTTTAAAATACACAGATGGTAGTTATAAATTAAGTATTAAATTTACCGATTTTTACAAAAAAGGAGAGGCCTTTCACTATCCTTTTGGGCGACCAGATATTACTGATTGTAGTTCTGGATTAAACGATTGGTGGTGGAAAAAATTTAATTATTCAGAAACTCCATATAGTGATTATGCAACTTCTTATTTTCCTCAAATGGCTTTAGTAAATGAAAACAAATGTTTTTATAATGAAAAAAATGAAATTCCTTTTTTATTTAAAAAAGATACAGCATTTCATTTTGATGCAACAAAATTTGCTTTATGGTTAAAAGACAAATATTGTTTGCCTAGAGGAGTAAAACATTTAAAAGAAGAAGTTAATACAGTTGAACTTGGTGAAGAAGGTATCGTGTCGGTAAATAATCATTTAAAAGCAGACTTGTTTGTTGATTGTACTGGATTTAAATCTTTGTTATTAGATAAAACTTTAAAAGAACCTTTTGAATCTTATGCAGATATGTTACCTAATAATTCTGCTTGGGCTACAAGAATAAATTATAAAAATAAAAAAGAAGAATTGGTTGGTTACACAAATTGTACAGCTATTCAAAACGGATGGGTTTGGAATATACCATTGTGGAGTAGAATAGGAACAGGTTATGTTTATTCTGACAAATTTGTTTCCGATGATGACGCATTAAAAGAATTTCAAAAACATTTAAAAACTGACGAATTGGAATTTAAAAAAATTAAAATGCGTGTAGGCATACATAAAAGATTGTGGGTTAAAAATGTTGTTGCTATAGGACTGGCAGCTGGTTTTATAGAACCACTTGAAAGTAACGGCCTATTTACAGTACACGAATTTTTATTAAAATTAATAAGAAATTTAAATAGAGATAATATTTCTCAATGGGATAGAGATAATTTTAATTATGATTGTAAAATAATGTTTAGAAACTTTGCTGAATTTGTTGCTTTACATTATGCACTATCTCATAGAGATGATACTGAATACTGGAAATCAAATTTAAATAAAGAGTGGTCAAAAGATTTGATTGATTTGAAAAAAACATTGGTTACAGGATTTGTACACGCTGCTTTATGTAGAACACACGATTTCCAATTTAATCCTAACGAAGGATTGCATTGTATATCTGCTGGTATGCATTGGGGTCCTACAGAAAAAACAACAATAGATTGGTTAAATAGTTATAGAGATTTGAATGATTTAAGAAATTTTGAAAAACAATGTATTGAAAAATTAAACGAAAAAAAAGAAATTTGGAAAAACGCTATAAAGGATAAACCTAGTTTACACGATTTTTTAAAAGAAAATATTTATAAAGATTAGTTTAAAAAAAGTGTTATAAATAATTATTATTATGATTACAACAAATAAATATTGGTGTTTTAATTCTCAGTTATCACCTGAAGTATGTGATGAAATAATTAAATTAGGAACATCTTCAATTGAAAAAAATAAAAAACTTGGAATTTCTTCTGTTGCTTATACTTTTGGTAATAAAGAAAAATCTGATGACAAAAAAGTTTCTCAAGGCGAACTTTCTATTCAACAATTAAAAAATACGCAAGATAAAAATAATATAGAAGATGTATATATAAGAGATAGTGAAGTATCCTGGTTAAATGATAAATGGTTATATGATACTATTTTACCTTATGTTAGAACAGCTAATAAAAATTCAGGTTGGAAATATGATATAGATTATTTTGAGAATTTTCAATTTACTGTTTATAATTCACCAGGAGGTTTTTATGGTTGGCACAATGATATGTCAACAGATCATCACGCTTCATACAAAAGATATATTTATGGAATAACTGAAGTTCCTTTAAGAAAAGATGGACACTTACCTTTTGGATATACAAAAGATAATAATTTAGTAGGCAAATTAAGAAAAATAAGTGTAACTATAAATTTAACAAATCCTTTAAGTTATGAAGGAGGAAATTTAAAATTTGATTTTGGAAATCATTTTGAAGGAGATAGATTTTATGAATGTGTTGAAAGTAGACAACAAGGTTCTATTATTGTTTTTCCTTCTTATTCATATCACTGTGTAACTCCTGTAACAAAAGGGACACGATATAGTTTAGTACTATGGTGTTCTGGAAAGCCTTTTAAATGACATCTATAGAATATTTTAAAGAAAACAAATATATAGTAATAAGAAATTTTATTCCTACTGACACTGTACCATTATATTATGAATATTGTAAAATGCAGGTTCAATCAATAGATTATAAAATAACAAATTTTAAAAATTCATATGATGAAAAATGGGATGGAAAATTTACAGACACTCAGGCTACAAATGTTTTTAGTAAATACGGCGACATTTTAATGGATTCAACTTTAAAATTGCTAACTTATAAAGCAGAGGAATACACTGGATTAAAATTACTACCTAATTATTCTTATTGGAGATTATATGAAAAAGGCAGTATATTAGAAAAACATAAAGATAGACCTAGTTGTGAAATTTCTGCAACCTTAAACTTAGGAGCAAATTTATCAAATATTGATACACAAATTTATCCTAACTATCAATGGCCAATATTTGTTTCAAGCAATGGTAAAGATATACCGATTCATTTAGAGCCAGGAGATGCTATGATTTATAGAGGATGCGAAATAGAACATTGGAGAGATGAATTTATAGGATTAAATAATGCTCAAGTGTTTTTTCATTGGAATGAAAAAAACGGACCATATTCTATAGAAAATGATGGAAGACCTTTACTGGGAATTCCTTCTGTCAGTTAATTATGTTAAATATTAAAGAATTAACTTTAGAAGAACATAAAAAAGCTGAAGAAGAACCTTTTGTGCAAACTCTTATGTCTGGCCAAATACCACCAGACCTTTATGCCACATATTTGTTTAATCTATTACAGTGTTATTCAACACTAGAGAAATATGCTTTTGAAAACGGCCTGTTTAGACAAACACCTGGCCTTGACAGAGCGCAAAAAATAGACCACGACTTTCGTTCACTATGGAATCAACCGAATAAACCACACATCACAGATAGCACTTTAAGATACGTTTATCACTTAGATACAATTAAAAGTGATGCTGAAAAATTATATGCACATATCTATGTAAGACATATGGGAGATTTATATGGAGGACAAATGATTAAAAGAAAAACACCTGGCCCTAATACATATCTTGTTTTTTTAAAACCTGAAGAAACAAAAAGAGTTGTAAGAGAATTAATAAATCAATATATGAACACGTATCAAGTAAACGTGGTCGCTGAAGCTAAATTATGTTTTGAATATGCTACAGAACTATTTAAGGAAATGAATGATTTGGGAAAATCTTATACAGTGCAAGAATAATATCATAGACATATTAGATTTAAATTGTGTAGAATACTTTGAGGAAGGTATGACACGATTTAATAAAGAAGGTTGGGTCAATCGTACTTGGAAAAATGACAACATAAGACGAGCACACGTTGACGTGGTTGATGCAAGAGATACTAAAGGTTTATGGATGATGCACGTTTGTTTATTTCCTGGCCTTACAAATGGTGGCCCAATATATGGATTTGATGTAATAGCAGGTAAGAATAAAGTAACAGGTGCATTCCACGATTTTTCACCATTACTTAAAAAAGAACACCCATTAACGAATTGGTTTATCAATGAAACAAAATGGTATAAACCGAGTAAAGAGAGAGAGTTACCAGATTGGGCAAAGGCCATCTTTAGTGGTGGTATGATTGCGGCTGGTAATATACAAACAGAAGAAGAATTGTTCCAAGTCACAACAATGGCCGAAAGTAATTTACATAACTACTTAGATAAAATTGTTAATTTCAAAAATGACTCAAAACAAGAAGATGTTATAAAGGCACAGAATTACTACTGTGAATATCAACAACAAAACCCACATACACCTAGAGTTATGTTATCTTTAGGTTTGAAAGAAGAAGATGTAATAGCTTTCAATAAAGACCATCTTTTTCCAAAGATAAATACTTAATATGAAATTAGATAAGAAATTGATAATACAATATGTTGCAGTTATTATAATATTTTTAATTGCTTTACTTTTAACTTCAATTGTAAAAGCAGATGAAAAGAAAATATCTGAATTAGAGAAAAGAATATCACAATTAGAATCAAACAAACTATCAATACCTAAAGGCCTTTTTATT